AGTCAACCGCTGGCGATCCTTCGAGACAGGCCGCGTGGCAAATTCCCATTTCGACATCGCTGGCGCACAGATCGGCCGGCTCGAATTGCTTGAGGCAGATTGGGCAGACGTGTTCGTCGTCACGGTCGGGCGTCATGGCTGTTCTCCGGGATGTGGTCCTTGTGGCGGATCCAGAAATCGTCTTCCGGCAGCATCGCATCGACGATGCCGAGCACGGCGAGCGCGACCAGGATGCAGCTTGCGCCAAATACGCACAGCATCAGCGTGCTCCCCAATCGTCGGGACGTTCCAGATAATCCCACAACTCGCGTGCGCCGTATTTCAGGCGCGTCAGCCGGGCATGAATGGCAAGGCCGACGAGAACTGCGGACGGCACGAGCGCGATGGCGATGATGGCCCAATTCATTGTCGTGGTCCTCAATCGAAATAGGCGAAGCGCGGCGCGTCTTCGCCGCGGCGGCAGAAGGAATCGACGGGCTCGTGCTGCTCGCGCTGCGCGGCTCGGAACGCCATGAAGCGCTTCGCCAGGGCCTTGATCGTCTTGGGGCGCTTCGGCAGCAGTTCGTGCCCGATGTAGCGCCGTGACGGCTTGCGGGTCTGGTTCATTGGTCGTCTCCGTTGATCGTTCGCTTCTACAAAATCAACAACTCAGTCAAACGCATTGCCGGCGGGCGGGTCGGCGATCGGCTTCGGCGGGAACGCCAGGTCCAGCGCGGCTTGCTCCGTCGGCCCACTGAAGGAAAACACGTCGCCGTCGGGCGCCATGATCTCCAGTGTCACCGCGCCGCCCGGCTCGAACGCATAGAGCGCGAACGCCAGTGACGGGTGAGCGGCGCGGGCATCGTCGAAGGTCATTCGAATGCGCTCGTCTTCTCGTCGGGATCCAGCGCCGCCGACAGAATATCGACAGCCATCTCCGACTTCGGCTTCCGCTGCCGCTTGGCTTCGGTCTTCAGCGCGTCATGCAACTCGGCCGGCACGCGAACCGCCAGCATCTCCGTCGGCTGTCCATATTTCGTCTTGGCGCCCATGAAATCTCCGGTTGGTGGTCAGCGTGGGTGGATTCGAACCACCGATCCCCTGCTTCCAAGGCAGGTAGGGACGACCAGGCTCCCCTACACGCTGTTTGTCTCTAGTCCTTGTACGGATCGAACTCGTTTGCGCCCGCCATGACGACGCCGCGCGGACGAAGCGTATGGACAATCTCAATAGTTCCTGCGTGCGCGGCCAACACGTCGGGCAGTCGGCGGTAGGCTTGCGGCGCTTCATCGAGATCAGCGCCAAGCAATGTGACGCCGCGGTCCCGGATCCAGGTTTGCCATTCGCCACGATCGACGCGAGGTTCCTTGATAGCCGAGATGGCCGTCGGCGCACAGCACACCGGCTGCGGCGCTGCCTACTTCCATGCAGCGGTGCATCTGCGCCAAAGTCTTTTCGTCGTGTTCGCCATAAACTATCATTGGTCGTCTCCAGGGTGGGGCCGGTCCAGACGAGGGGACGGTCTGGACCGGAAAGGGCTTGGGCTGCGCGCCCCGCGCTGCGGGTTACATGGCTTGTCTCCGTTGGTCGTCGCGGTGTCTTTTCAGACGGTGCATTGATAACGTATGTCGGAATTATCCGGCTGTCAATCAACAATCGACAAGCGATCAACATTTTACTTGTGGTAGCGTTTTGACGCCCACCCATCCGCGGTCAGCGGAAGCCCGGCGGCCCAATCCGGGAGCTGGCACAGAAGCTGCTCGAACCATTTGACGTCGACGCTGCCGACTGGAACTTCGATCGCCATCTCGTCGTGCGTGTGCAGGACGACAGGCAACCCGTGGCGTTCCACAGTGAACATGCCGTGGACCAGAATGTCGCGTGCGCTGCCTTGCACCACGTTGTTGAAGTATTTGCCACCATAGAGCGGCGAACGCACCCATTTTTCGGTTTGCGGATCGACGCCGAGCGCCGTCACGGATTTGATCTTCTCGCGCTTGGCTGGCTCGACAGTCTTGTCGGCCCACGGCGCCTCGACGTCGCCGATACGCGGCCTGCCGTAGGCCAGCACACCGTTCGACGGCAACAGGCACCACATGAAGCCATGACGCACGATATAGCGCACACGGCCGCGCAGCGCCGAAACGACCGTCCCTGGGTTCTGGACAGCGGCCATGCCGGCGTCGTTTAGATCCTGCCACGACTGGCACGTAGCCAGGTGCTTCGCGCGCCAACCGACCTTGATCAGTTCCGCCGCCAGCCAGCCCTCCCGGCCAAGTCGCTTCACAGCCGGGTCGCCCTTCTTCGTGCATTCCTCGAATCGTGCTTCGGCGGCATCTCGGCGGCCACTGTCGGCGCTCTCCCACACCGAGCCATAGACGGTGTGTAGCTTAAGCTTATTCTGGCGGGCCATCTTCGCGAGAGCGCCGATTCCGCCCTGGTAGCCCATACTGAGCTCGCCTACCTTCCCAACTCCACGTTGAGGTTTGGTTACTTCTGCAACCGGAACGTTATAAATGCCAGCGGCGGTCAGTTCATACATGCCGGGCCCGGTACCGGCGTCGAGCGCACGAAAAGCGTCCAGCTTCCATTCCTCGCCGGCGAACCACGCAGCCATGCGACCCTCTATCGACGAGTAGTCGGCGTCGATGAGTTCATAACCGGGCGCAGCCCATATGAAGGACCGAACCGCGTCGGACAGCAGATGCAAGGGGCGGCCGATTTTAGGCCCATACTGCAATTCAAGCAGAGCCGGCTCGGCGTAGCGGATATTCTCGAATAGCGTGTCGAGCCGCAGCAGCCCCTTTTCAAACAGGGCCTCGAACTCCTTGCGGTATTTCGGCATGTTGTGGGCCTGGAGCCCGCGCGAGGAAAACCGTCGCGTCTGGCCTGCGCCGTTGTGCAGGTAGACGCCGCGGGCTCGGCCGTCGGAGCATACGCGGTCCAGCATTGCGCCGATCTTCTCGACGGATGGCTTGGCGCCTTCCTGGCGAAGCTCCAGCGCCTGCCGCACACGGTCGGGCAGATCGTCGACCTCGTGCAGAAATTCCTCCACGTCGTCCTTGTCCATCGAGGGCATGACGACGCCCTGGTTCTCGATCCACGCCTTCAGCTTGGCTGTTTGCGTGACGGCGGTGACATAGCCGCCGGTCAGGGACGTGAGCTCGCGGTTGATGCGCAGCTTGGCCTTGGCGATGATCTCCAGCGCGGCACGGGCCGACCGCACGTCGATGCGAATGCCGCGGTCGTTGATCTTCTCCGACAACACGAAGACGGCTTGTTCGTGGTCGGAGAGCGGGACCAGTCGACGATCGGCTTCCATTTCCGCGATGACGTCGCTGTCGCAGTACTGGTGGTATTCTTCTAGGCTCGCGGGATCGTCCGCGAGCGTATGCCAGATGGCGTTGCCAGCGGCGTCGAAACCGGTTGGGATTGAATGGATCTTCATCAGATCCTTGCCGCGCTTGTCTTTCTTGTTCGTCAGGTCGAGCGCGTCGCCGAGACGTTCCAATGACCGCGGCAATGACATGGCCGCAGCCGTCGTAGCCGTGCAACGGAACTGTTCGATGCGAGGCTTCGGCCAGCCGTGTTTCCGCGTCATGACGAGCCACCAGATAAGTCGCTCGAACGCCGCATTGTGAGCCGAAATCACGCCGCCGGCCGCAACATGCGCGGCGATGTCGTCGGGGCATGGGTCGCCGCGCTTCCACCGCCGGATCGGGCCGTGGCCGATCGAATAGGACGCCAGAAGCGCGTCGGTGCTCGGGTGGTAGGCGTAGATGTACGGCCCGCGCTTCGTCAGGTCGATCTCGGATCGAGTTTCCCAATCGAGGGACAAGTCGCTCATGCGAACACGCCCAAATTCGGCTTGCGCAACGGCATCGGTGGTAGCCCGAGCGGAATGTTCGAGCCCCATGCATACCAGGTGCAGTCCATCGTCGGCGCACCGCCGCCGGTGAAGTCGAGACGCCACGTCAGCGGCATGGTCAGGCGTGGTGGGTAGCGCTCCAGCAGATCGGCGCGATTGCCTGCATTCCAGAAGCTTGCCTTGAGCAGCAGCGCGAAGAACTGCGGATCCTGGGATAGCCCGTGCTCTATGAAGCGAGCCGCGAATTTGAACGGCGGGTTGGTGACGACGCTCGGCGCCATTGACGGCCACGCCAGATAGTCGAAGCCGCCGCGCCCGTGGCCGCGATAAACGAGATCGGTGGCGACGACGCGAAACCCGTGGGTCTCGAACACCTTAGCCATCGCCCCGTCGCCGCACGCCGGTTCGTGAACGACAGGGCCGATATAGCGTCCTGCCGTTTGTATGAGGGCGACCGTGGCTTCCGCGGGCGTCGGATAGAAATCATCCGCGCGTCGGGAGCCGCCACCGCAGGCAAGTGCTGCGCCCAGGTTCATTTATGCGACCGCCTGCGCTTCATCGACTGCCACGACTGTTTTTCGGCGTGCTTGCCGTGGCCGTTGTGGTCGCCGCGATCGTGACGGTAGTGCGATGCCGGTTTTGGCTTCGTTGGCGTCACCGTGGCGAGCGTGTCGCCCTGGAAGACGAACCAGACGCCGCCGACTTCGACGTGGGCGACCTTCAGCTTGGCGTAGGGCTCGGCCAGCTTCTCCAGCAAGCTGCGGAAATGCTCCATGTCGATGTCATGGGCGCGCTCCAGCCAGCGCACCAGGGCGTGATCGGTGATCTTGACCATGTCGGCCTCAACGATCGACAGAATCAACAGCACCGCCGAGCAAACGCTGCTGTGTGTCGCCAGAGAGCAGTTTCGCGCCGGCAACATCCGGCTTGCACAGACGGCCCATCGCGTCTTTGGCGAGCGGGCCGTTCCATGACAGGAAATCCAGCCGCAGCTTTGCCTTGGTCGTCGCGCCGTCGACCATGATGCGGACGAAACCGCCGCCGATCCTGGCGTACAGAAACCCGTCACGCGTGTAGACGGGAACCTGCTTGTAGACGCCGTTCTCGACGAGGATGGCCGCCTCGCCCTCGACTTCCTGAAAGAAACTCATGGCTTTTGCCTCAATTCTTTGAACCAGTTTTCGACATAACCCGGCACGTCGTAGAGTGTGTTTCCGGTGAACTCGTCTTTGTAGGTACGCAACATCTGGCGATGCGTGACGACCTTTCCGCCGATGACGTTTGCTGACGATCCAGGTTCAGCGCCTGGTGCATACCAGCCGGTTTCCCGTTCGCGAGTGGTGATCTGACGCTCCTTGTCGTAAGGCCCGATCTCGGACGCTCCACATTGGTCGCAGTGGAAAGGCCCGCATTGCGTGTAGCCGACGCCAATGTCGACGAAATCCGCCTCGCAGACGGCTTGGCAGTACGGACATTTTTCGGTCGGCTGTTGCTCACCGTAGCAGTAGCCGTTCATTCGAAGGCGCTCCCCGTTGCTGGCGCCGCAGCAGGCGGCGACCACAGTTCACCCGATGCGCCCGGCAACATGCCGAGCGCCTTTTTCAACGCGATGTCGGGGGTTGCCGCCATCTCGACGCGCCAGCCCTTGCCGTCATCGGAGACGCTGGCCTGGTAGCCCGACGAGATCGGGAACACCGACACGCGCAGCTTCTCGCCGGCGCGGGCGCGCAGGACATCGTCGATCGTCACAGCAAACCCTCCTTTTCCAGCCACCAGTCAGCGACGATCAGATCGTCGTCGCCAACGTCCAGCGCGTCGCCGTCGAGGCAGACGCTGCGCGGCACCCAATGTTCGGAACCGTCCTCCACGACGATCAGGACGGCCTTGTCAGTGGCCTTCCTGATCTCCGCGTGGATGGTGGTTTGGGCGAACCGGGCGGTCACCCGAACACGCCGACTAGGCCCAGCGACGACGAATAAAGCTCCAGAATGGAGGCTTCTTCCTCTCGCTTTGCCTGGTCCTTCTTGCGCCACCGGATGATCGTGCGGATCGCCTTGGTGTCGAAACCGGCCCCTTTCGCCTCTTGGTAGACCTCGCGAATGTCGGCGCTAATCGTGTCCTTCTCCTCGGACAGGCGCTCGATGCGCTCGATCAGCGCGCGCAACTGGCCGGTGGCGACAGTCTGCGCGTTGTCGCCGCCGGCGATGTCCGGGCCGCTCACGGGAGCCTCGCCATGACAGCGGAGTTGGCCTCGTCGAGCCGGTCGCAGATGCGATGGATTGCATCGGCCGCCGCATCGATCTCGCCGATATGGCCGCCGCTGTTCACCATCTCGCCTTGCTGTTTGGTGTCGGTCGGCCACGCACCGACCAGACGCGATGCGATGCCGATCGAATTGCCGGTGATGCCATCCAGCCGGTCGACCGCATTGGCGAGCCGGTTGAACGCCGTGGCCTTGGCGCAGGAGGCTTCGCCACCCGAACCGACAGGACTTAAAATTCCCGCAGCATGCATGATCGTCTTCCTTGTGTTGGGCGGCGGCCGCCATTGACCGCCGCAGGTTTCGTTGACCGATCGTCGACCGATCAACACTCAGCTGAAAAGGCCACCAGCCCCGGCGCCGGTCTTCGTCTCCGCGGGCGCGTCGCCCTCGTCGTCGATCTTTTCGTGCCACTTCTCGGGGTCGACGCCGCCCGAACCGCCGATGCGCTCGTCGTCCTGGGTCTTCTGGAAGTACTGGATGCCGAACGACACGCCGTCGCCGTTGGTCGGGTGGTTCCACGCGAAGGCGTTCAGCACCGCGAAGCCGCGGCAACCGGAGTAGACTTCGTCCTGGGTGGCCGGAATGTTGGCGCTCTTGTAGCGGACGACCGGCGGGCGGTCCTCGTTGGCCTGCGCGCGGATGAAGAACACGCCCTCGCCCATGCCGGGGTGCAGTTCGCCGGTCTGCTTGTTGCGCGCTTCCTTGCCCGTGCCGGACAGGAACGGCGACTTGATCGCGCCGTTCTTGGCGCGCTCGATGCCCTTGTCGCCCCATTGCTCGCGGATCACGTCGGCGACGTGCTTCTCCAGCGCGGCACGATGCTCCAGCCCGAAGATCAGCGTGCAGCCGTATTTCGGCGGCTTGCCTTCTTCCTGGCTGCGGGCCTTGAACAGGTTCTGCGCGAATGACAGTCGGCAGGGCGGGGTCTTGAAGTCTTCGGATCTTGCGAATTTCTGCTTGGACGCCACGATGGTTCTCCGTTTCTACGTTTGAGCTTCGAAGTAGGATTCGGCCTTGCCTTTCGCGGCGGGCCGGGTGGTTTTGGTCTTGCTGACCAGGTTGGTGCCGGTGATCTCGCGCACCACGAAAGGCTCAATCAGAGACTTTCGTTTCGAGCCGAGCAGTTTTTCCATCTGCGCGGGCGATTTCAGTTTGGGCTCGACATAGAAGTCGTCGGATTCGATACCCGCCCCGTGTAGGGTCGTGATCAGGCCCTCGACAGTCTCGTCGTTCCATTTGCGGTTGCCGATCTTGTCGACCAGTTGGTGATCGGCAAAATCAACACCCTGCTCAGCCATCGAGTGCGCCAAGGCGCGACGGGCCTTTATCCAGTCCTCCAGCATCGGGATCATGTTCAGATCGCGATTGAGACTGGCCGGGTCGGTGTCGAGCGCCTGGTTGCCGATGCGCGGTTCGTCCATGTCGTCGAACCACACGGCGGCGACGGACAGCGCATCACGCTTCAGCGCCGGACAGGAACCCTCTACCGGGCAGAACGTGCATTTACCGGGCTGGAGCCACTTGGCGTTCCATTCGTCGAGCAACACGCTGTTGCCGCCGGCAGCGGCGTGTTCGTCCATCGCCTGTTTCGACCGGTTCATGGCCTTCAGCAGATCGGCGGTCCAGTCGATCAGGTCGGCGACGTGGAACGTTTCCGAGCGGATGCGGCCGTCCTTATGCGGCGCGCGCGGCTGGACGATCGTGACCGTGACGCGCTCGACGTCGAGTTCCGGGTGCGCCAGTAACGCGCCGAGCCCATAGGTGCGTAGCTGCGGATTTTCGTTGACGTCGACGACGCCCATCCCGTTTTTGAGGTCGACGATTTCGAGCGCCTTCGCGTGTGGGTCGAAATGCACAAAATCGCCCGTTCCACCGGCGTCAAAAGGTGTGCCAAGTTGTTCAAGGCTGAACTTTTGCTCGACCCACTGTTGATGAGCCCCGACGCTGTCGGCTAACGCCCGGCAATAGTCGACGTATTCCTGCGCCGAGTTGACCAGTTCCTCGTCGATCTCGATGTCGTGTTCCTTGGTCTTCTCGATCTCGCCAAGGAAGGTGCTGGCGTCGACGCCGGTGCGCAGGCACTTCTCGGCGATCTGGTGGCAGGCCGTGCCTCTCGCCGAGTGGATGCTTTCTTTCTGCGGCGGCGCGTACTGCGCCAGCGTCAAAGCGCCGGCGCAGTAGACGTTGCGGGCCGTGGCGGACGCGGCCCAGGTCGCGTGATCTCGGGCGCCGTGGTCAGCCATCACTTTGCTCCGCGCTTGAAGGGATCCTTGGCGATGGCCTCATCGAAGGCCGCGACGGTCTTGGCGTAGCCATCCGCCGGCACCTGGGACAGTTTCACGACGTCCTTGCCGAACAGAAGGCCGAAGATTTTCGGCGCGTCTTCCATCGTGTTCGGCATGGCGTTCATGTCGGTGTTCTGGCCGTCGAACTTCTTCGCGTACCTGAGCATCGCCGCCATGACGTCGTCCTTGGTCACGGCTTTCTTGACCGGCTTGTCGGCAACGACCGGCACGGCGTCTTCGACCGGGCCCGGCGCGTCGCCGGCAACAGCGTTGTCGACCTTGGCGATGGCGGCGGCCAGATCGGCTTCCGCGACCTCGACGATCGCGCAGCCGAGCAGCGCGGGAATGCCCGCGACGGCGGCGGCCATGCCGAACTTCTTCTGGTAGCGGCCGACGGCCTGCCGCAGATCGTCGTGCGTCAGGCCCTTGCGGTTGGCCTCGACTTCCGCGGCCTCGTCTGCGTCGTCCTGCTCGTCGTCGGGACCGATGCGGTTCTCACCCGTCGAGATCGCCGGCTTCACGTCATCGGCGCTGTTGGCCTGGATGCCGGCTTCCGTCGCCGCCGCGTCGCGCTCGGCATCGGCCTTGTCGTCCGCGTCGTCTTCGGCGATCTCGGCCTTGGTACGGCGCGACTTGCCCGGCGACGGCTCGCCACGCTTGCGGATAGCGTCTGGTTTGTTGATCGCATTGCCGGACGAAATCGACAACTCGGACGCGACTTCGGCGAGCGGCGTTCCACCCTTCTCGACGAACTCCGAATATGCCGCCACGGCAGCTTTTGCATCGGCGGCGTCTTCTCGATTGACCTTGATGCTCCAGCTTTCGTCGGTCTTTCGGACGAAGCCGAGCGCCGCCATTGCTTCGGCAACCTGCCCGGCGACGTCGCCGAGTTCGGGATGCGTTGTGATGTTGATCGAAATCATGATTTCAGAACCTCTCTTATTGCTGTCCAAAGTCTCATCAGCGATGCCTGTATGGCCTCGTCGATACTTCCCGCGAGCGTGCAGACTTTCACGAACGCCTGGCGCTGCTGCGTATGGTTGGTGATGCGGAGCGACATTTGTTTCATCGATTTCGGCGAGAACGCCGTCTCGACGAACCACAGCACCGCCGCTGCCGACAGGTCGATGCTTTCGCCGGCCGCTTCAATCTGCGCCAGAAAGACACGCGGCCCTTCTTTACTGGAGAAAGCGTCGACGTTCTTCTGGCGCTGCGCGTCCGGCGTCGAACCGTCGATGCCCGTGACGCCGAACTCGGCAAGGCCGTCGAGCAGGATTTTGCCGACGTCCTTGTGCCAGTAGGCCAGCACGATCTTGTCGAGGCCGCACGCGAACTCGTCTTTCACCGCCTCGACCACGGCTTCCGCCTTGATCTCGCCGGTGATGCGGCGCAGCGGCCCGAGATGCATTTCGAGCGACTTGGTGTCGCCGGTCTTCGCCGCCGCGAGAATGGCGTTCCGGTCCAAGTCCGCTTCGGCGCGCTTGATCGACGCGGCGCTGACGACCAGTGGCAGCGTGTCGTAGATCGGTGCGCGGATGCCGACGTCCTGCTGCGTGCGCAACAGGATGAAGCCTTCAATCCTGGCGCGGAGCTCGGGCAGGTTCTTGCCGCCGATCACGACCGGGATCCGGTTGAACTGCGACAGCCGCTTCATCTTCACGACGCAGTAGCGATGCAGGAAATCGTTGTAGCGCGTGACGTCCGGCCAGCCGCGACGCTCGTCGGCGCGCAGCCGTTCCGGCGCCAAGGCCCGCAGCCGCGGGTACATGTCGGCGGGGCTGTGCGGCAATGGAGTGCCCGTCAGCGGCCACACACGCTCGGCATGGGCGTACAACGCACGGATATTGTCGATCAGGTCGCCATCGTCCACGAGAACCCCGTACAGGGCCTGCGTGCGCTTCGCCGTGAAGTTCTTGGCGAAATGGTCCTCGTCGGAGATGACCAGGTTCCACTGCCGCGCCAGAAGCTGCGCCACGATCTTCGGATTCGTGAGCGACGGCCACCCGACAATCACGACGGCGGCGTCGATCGGCTTCTTGCCGTCGGCGATCTGAACGGTGCGTTCAAATGCCGACCAGTCCGAGAAACCGCGTTTCCAGACGCCGCGTCCGCTGGCGGTCGTGATGACCAGAATGTCGGACGCCATGATGTAGTCGGCGGCGATGATCGCCGTGCCGGTCTTGCCGACGCGGGGTTCGTCCGCGAGCAGCGCGTATCGGTTCGCGGCCAGAAAGGCGGCGCCCGAAAGCTGTGTCGGGAATGGCGTCATGGTCGTCAACGGGTGGCACTCCGGCCAAGCAGGTTCAGCAGGTTCTGTCGATCTATATGATCGACAAAATCAACAAATCGGTCAAGCAGATTTCGCCAAGACGTTCGCGATTTCGGCGACAAGACTGGCGGCGACATGCCGCGCCATGCGGAAAGATTCCAGCTTTCCATCGACGGTCAGCATGACCCGGAGGATGCCGCCGCGCGTCGTGACGACGGCAAGGCCGATCTCCCGTTCATCGTCGAGCCGGGACGCGAGATTGTTCTCGGCGGGATTGTACAGCGTCATGCGAAGGCTCCTTCCATGCTGTTGATTGGCGCGACGGCCGCTCGAAACGACGGCTTCTCACCGTAGAATTTCACCACGCGCAAATCGACGATCTGGCTGTCGTCGGTCCACACGATCAGGTTCAAGGCGTCGAGCACCTTGGCGTAGTTGTCAGCGTCCGGCTTCTTCACGGGGCGCAGCGCGCCGGACAGCGCCGCCGCACGCCACTTCCGCGGCTTGCTCGTGGCGACCGGCATGGTGATCGTCACTTCGACCGCCAGCGGGCCGTCCAGCAGCGGCCGATCGCGCATTACGACCTGGGCGGCGTGCGCCAGCCGCGCCTCGTAGTTCAACGTCCGCTCCGGCGTGTAAACGTGGCCGCCCTTGGTCGCGCGAATGCGCTGCTTCGCCATCGGCGGCCCTGCCAGTTCGATGATGATCGTGTCGGCCATCAGAATCAACAATCCGGGTGTGCGAAGCTAACCAAGTTTGCCGGTCACTGCGCCCGAGTGGCGGTGAAGCACGGCCGAACACCGCTCGCGGATCAAGGGGCTGTCGGTGTATTGGCGCATCGTGTCGACCTCGTCGAGCAGTTGCGAAATCTCGATCGGGTCGGCGCCGTGACGTTCGGCGTGCCGAAGCTCCGACACGACATGGAAAAACGTTTTCGCTTCATTCTGGTATGCACTGTTCGCCCTCATTGCCCGCTTCTCCGGTTCTCAAAATAGTGCGCTAATCTGATAGGCGCTCCGCGTTCGATCTCCAGAATGCAGAGCATCACCGGCCAATACTCGCCGGGCACGCTTTGGCGCGTGAACCACTTCTCGACGGCTGAAAGGCTCGGGCACGTTACACCATAGGCCCGGAACAGAACAAGAACATTTTGAGCGTTCGTGAACTGCTCGACAAGAAAGTTCCTGGTGTTGAACACGATGGGGCTTCCGGTTATTCTTGGTTCTTGGCCGTTCGCTCGTCGGCTGTATGTCGATCGTTGATTAACTATGCCGGACAATCTGTCTGCTGTCAACGGATAAAATCGACAAATCTCTCCGTTGATCGACGGACAATTTGTCTTGACGCCCGACAAACAATCATCTACATTCCGACATACAGATGCACTAATCAAGCATCCGTTAAGACTCGTTAACAAATCGTGCTGCGAGCTTATTTGTGAACCGGAGAAACGGGAGAATCAGATGGTCAAGAGTGCAAAGAGTTTTTCGACGGGCGGCACGCTCCCGCCCGCGCCGCCGCAACCGCTGTCGAAAGAGGATTTCGGGCGCCGGCTCTACAAGCTCATGTCGGCGAAAGGCTGGAGGCAGGCCGAGCTCGCGAGACGGGCCGACATCGGACGCGACAGCGTCTCGAACTACATCAAGGGGAAATCCTACCCGACCCCGATGAACCTCGAAAGGATGGCGACCGCTCTCGGCGTCACCGGCGACGACATTCTACCGGGCCATGCGTCGAGCGCCATTCTGGCGACGCGCCCCGACTTCGAAATGAAGGCGATACCGGGCGACCCGCACCACGTCTGGATTCGCTGCGATCGTGCGGTCACGGTCGCCGTCGGCAACGAAGTTTCCAGGTTGATCTTGGGCGATGCTGCTAACGCAAGATGAAGTCGCCGAGCGGCTGCGCTGCTCGCCATCGAAGGTCAAACGGCTCCGCATCGCCGGAAAGCTGGCCTACCTCCCCGGTCGGCCCGTGTTGATCGACGAGGCCGATCTTGAAGCATACAAGGAATCGATCACGTGTCGAAATCAACCCCCTATCCGAAGCGGGCAAAAAACGGAACGTGGTACGTCCACTGGACCGAAAACCGCATCGGAAAGCGTGTTACAACGGGTACGAAAAGCGAGGCTGAAGCTCGCCTTTTCCTCGCGCACTGGATCCTGACCGAAGGCGACGATCCGAAGGGCCGCCAGCTTGGCGCCGGCCTGTCCCTCGCGGACGTCTGGAGCGTCTATTACAAGCGCCACGTTTCCGTAAAGGTCGCCAACGTCTACAACGCCGATCTGGCGTGGAAACAGCTTGAGCCGCATTTCGGTTCGCTGCCCGCCGGCGGCCTCACACAAGCTGAAATCGACGCCTATGTCGACAAGCGCACCAGCGGCAAGCTCGGGCGCAAGGTGAAGCCGCAAACGGTCGCCAAGGAACTGTCCTACATCGGCGCCGCAGTGAAGTTCTGCGCGGACCCCCGGCGCGGGGTCATCGCGCCCGAGTTCGCCCGCAGGCTGTCATTACCGGAGCCCGGCGCTGCACGCGATCGTTGGCTGCGGACGGAGGAAATTCAGGCCCTGCTGGACGCGGCTGCGCGCTTGCGCCGCGACGAACGTCTATCCCGCGTCGAGCGGTTCCTGTGGCTGGCGCTGGAGACGGCCGCACGCAAGCAGGCCATTTTCGACCTGACCTGGGACCGCGTCGACTTCGAAACGAACGTCATCAACTACGACGTGCCGGGACGGCGCCGGACGAAGAAAAAGCGCGCGGCCGTACCGATCTCGAAAGCGCTGCGTCCGATCCTTGACCGCATGTACGCCGAACGCACTGGCGATCTCGTGATGGACAACAAAGGTGAGATATGGGCGCCCGTGCAGTTGGCCGTCATTGAGGCCGGGCTCGGCGGCAAGGTGAAGAAGCCCGCGGGCAAGGACAAGCCGAAGGCTACTGGCATCTCGCCGCACGTCCTGCGCCACACGGCGGCGACGCACATGGCGCGCCGGCGCGTGCCGCTGTATATTATCGCGGCAATCCTGGGCAACACCGTGCAGATGGTCGAGAAGGTCTACGGCCACCACGCCAAGGAAGATTTGCAAGCCGCCGTCGACATGATCTCGGGCGGCTATCTGGAGGCAGCGGAGTGATTGAAGCGCGCAACTTGAAATATATCGGCGAACTGCCCGGTTCCGGCCCGTGGCGCATTGTCATGTTCAAAGGCAATCCGGTGTTCGTTTCGCCGAATGAGGCTCCGCACATGATCATTGACGGCAAAGCCGTTGCGGTTGGCTCCGACGCGATCGGAAAGCAGTTCATCGAGGTGGCTGAACAGCTAAAATCGCGGTAGCGCGCAGGGTAGCAACACGTTGATTTGGTAGTCGATCGATCTACGGGCTAGCCTACAACGCACCGCTACAGCCCTTTCAGGAAACGGAAAAGCCGGAAATCAACAATCTACAGAATGGTCGACAAATCCCTTGGTAAGGGAGAGGTCGAGAGTTCAATCCTCTCTGGCAGCACCATTTTAGCTCCTTTGAAATTACTAGGAAATTTCCCGTCTCCACTCCGATCAACAAAGCGGTCAACAGGGACGTTTGATAGTCATTTTGCTAGTCATGAAGAAAAAACTCGATACGCCCTTACACACACGCCAGGTTTTCACCGTCGAGGAAACCGCCGACTATTTGCGCGTCAGCCGCTCTACAATCTACCGTCTCATGCGGGAGCACACCCTCCCGTTCGCCAAGGTCGGAGGCCGCACCCTAGTTCGCAGGTACGACGTGGACGTCATGCTCGAAAAAGCGATGACCCGTTGAACTTTTTATTTATTATGTATGTCGATTGTCTGTTGACCACTGAATAATTCCGACATACAAATAGACGGACAGAAGGAGACGACCACATGAGCCAACACGTGACCCTTGCAAAACCGGAATCCCCGCTCGGCACCGCGCAGCGCGTCTTCGACAAGTGCGGCAACGACAAGGCAAAAGCCACCGAAGAACTCATTCGCCTGGCCACGACCAACAAGACGCTGGCGCGCGACCTTATCCAGCGCGGCGCCGAGCGGATTGTCGATGACGTCATCCGCGGGCACAACAAACACATCTATTCCGGCAGTCCCGTCGGTTCCACAGCGTCCGTGTTCACAGCGACAAGTGAAGCCATCACTGCGGCGCAAATGCGAGCTCGCGGGTCTTCAGCCCGTCAGGCCCGCATGTTGCTAGACGTCATCTTGCCGAATCGGGTCGTGATGCGGGACGCGACGCGGGATGACATCGCCGCGACCGTGGCGTTCTACGAACCGCAGGCGCGCGACATGATGCAGAAGGTCGCCTATTACCGCGCGGTCTATTCGGGCCTCGTTGGCAAGAAGACCGTCGGCGAGACGTTCGACAACGCTACGCTCACGAAGCTTCTGGAAAACGCTCGTTCGGAAGAATGAGTGTATGGGGCGGGCCAGAGTGTACCCGCAAACCATGCCCCCCGCGCCCGCCCCTAACCTTTTTGCGAAGACGACCAGGAACGTTTCGCTGCCCATCATACCAACGCCGTTTTCGCAAACCCCAAACCTCTGCGTCAGCCCGAGACTGCGCGAACCCCAAGATAGCACCGCTGACGCAGAGGTCCCCTTCAACGGAGACGACCAATGTCCGTAACGATCGACGAGATCATCGAAATCCATCGGGCGCGGCAGGCGCTGATCAAGGCGCAGACGAAACTGTCGCTGCAAGCCCAGGCGCTGATTCGCCGCGCTGAAGGTCTCGGCAAAGACGACAACGTCTCCGGCGTCTATGCCGAAGCCATCGAAGACGCGGCGCATCCGTACCACATGGCCGTGCTGCCCTATGCGCTGGCGCAGAAGCCGCTCGAAGAACAGCGCGCCATGTACGAAAAGGAACTCGTGAAACTGGCGCGCACGCTGCCCTGTTACCCGTGGGTCAAGTCGATCAAGGGCTTCGGCGACTTGTCGTTCGCATCGATCGTCGGCGAATGCGGCGACATCGGATCCTACAAATCGGTCGCCGCACTGTGGAAACGCATGGGTCTCGCCGTCATCGGCGCTAACCGCCAAGGCGCTCCAGGCAAGGCCGCCACCGCTGACGACTGGATCGAGCACGGATATTCCAAAACCCGCCGGTCGGTCATGTGGAACGTCGGCAATTCGCTGATCCTGGCGATGGGCAAGTTCCGGCCGATGTTCGGCGAGGACGTCGAAGCCAACGACACTTACACATATTTCCAGAAGGTGTTCGCGACGCGCGCCCGGTACGAGGCAACGCGACTGCCGCACAAGGACGGCACGCCGATCAAGGAAAGCGCCACCGGCAAGGAAAGCTACACGCTGCACGCCGCCAACCGAGCCAAGCGCTACGTCGAGAAGCGGCTGCTGAGAGAATTGTATTCGGAGTGGCGTAAGGCCGCCGCTCCGTCACCGGAGCGGGCCACCGAGTCTTCGCGGACCAACAATGCGGCGTCCGCTCCGGTCGAAATTCACGCCTAGGCGTGATCGGGGCGGGCCAATGTAGGTACGCGGACCAATTGCTGCTCGCCCGTCCCGAAAACTACCCGTAGAGATCGCCAAGCCCGCCGAACAGCGCCTCGCGCCGCGCGCGATTCGTCGCGGCGTCCTGGTCGCGCTGCTGCCGGCTTTGCATGAACGAAGCGATGGCCTCGCCGATGCCCGGAGGGGCCGCTGCCGGCGTCACAAGTGGCGGTGCGACGACGTCGCCGAAGGCCGGTGCAGCCGTTCCTGCCGGCGCCGCTGGAGCGCCCACGGGCGGCGCTACGCCAGCGACCGGCACACCGCCAATCCCCATCATGCCAGTGATGCCGGCGGCCTTGGCGCCGTACCATTGCCCCCATCCGGCGCGCTTGGCTTCGTCGAGAGCGAAGTCAACGCCACCCTGCCAATTCTTGCGCGGGTCGATGCCGGCGGCGACCGCCCGATCGCCGAGCCCCGCGCCGGTGCCACTGATGTAAAGCTGGAACGGGCCGAATGAGTTCTCCAGCGGGCCGAGCCCGGCGGCCTGGCTACGCGGCGCCGGTCCCTGCCCGCGCCTGAACGGGTCGTTCAAACCGCCTTCGCCGCGAGCGACACGCAGCGCCACGTTCGGGTCGATGCCGCGGGCGAGCGCGGCCTGGACGATGTAGCTTTCAAGGGCATTCGACATACGAAACGATCCCTGCTATGCTGCGCCCGTGCACACGGCATTCGCGATCATCAGCCTCATGCTGGCGCTCGGCGTCATCAACCTCGTTTGGGGCGTGGTGACGTCGATGGTGAGCGAGATGCGTTCCGGCCCGCGCGAACCGATCAAGTGGGTTGTCGAGAACGAGCGCATTAACGCTGCCCGGCGGGATCGTACATAATCCCGTTCCCTTCCAGGACCGACCGAAGCACCGCATCGGGGACCGTGTTCTTCGGACCGCGCAACACCGCGCCGTGCATCTGCTGAACCGAATCAGGCGCGATGAACATGTCGGCCAGCCGGCCGATATTGCCGCGCAGCGCCGCCCGGCGCGTGGCGTCGCCGGCGCGCGTGATGAGATTGGCGCCGAGCGACCGGGCGATGTCGAACACCGCGGCGGCGGGCGACAGCGCGCCGAGATCGGCCTGTCCCGCCTGCGTGAAGGCGGTGGCGCTGCCGATCGGCAAGCGGCGTCCCGTTGCCTGAAGCACGGGCAGCAGTTCTTCCATCGACACGGCGGCTTGCGGCGACGCCTCGCGCAGCACCGCATCGAGCACGGCCGAGCGCGTGTCGTTACCGGCGACATCCTTGTGGAATTTCGACCCGGCGCGTTCCGTATCGGCGCCCTGCGTTTCCGTCGTCGCCTTCGTATATCGATCGGCAAGGTTCTGGCGCACCAGGCCCTTCGTCGTGGCCGGATCCTCGGCGACCAGCCGGCGCGTGGCATCGGCGGCTTCGCCGGCCGACCCTGTAAGCGGGTTCTGCGGCAGTAGCGCGTTGCCCGCGCTGCGCGTGTCCTTGGCTGCGGCCACCCGCCCGACCGGGCCTTGCTCCAGCGGGTTCAACTGTGTCCGGCGCAGCGCCTCCTGCTCGGCCAGCGCTTGCGCGTACTCGGGCGAAGCCGTCGAAGCAGCGTTGCGCGCGTCGACCGCGGCGGACGTGCTCTTGCCCGCGAGCTCGGGTCCGTAGAGCGGGTTCGCGCTGTTGCCGAGCGATTCGCCACGGGCGAGCAAGTCCTTCGTCACCGCGTCCACCACGGCTATCGAGTTGTCCGGCATCTTGGCGTAATCTGGCGCCAGTTCGGCGTTGCCGCGCAGCCGTGCGAGGCCGGCTTGGAAACGCGGATCAGCCTTGATTGCGTTGAACTGCGCATCGGGGACGATCTGCGCGTCGGCGGCTTGGTAGAGCGGGCGCGTATGGTCGTTGATGCCTTGGCGGGTCTTGTCCAGCACATTGCCCGCCGCTTCCGATACCGCTGGACCAAGCGTCGACGGCTTCGCGCTCTGCGGCGCGATCTGGTCCAGCACGTTGCCGACGGCGGTGTCGACCTGGCCGGGGCGCTGCGCGAAGAACGGCGCGGTCGCCGAACGGCCTTCCACGCTGCCTTCGACGGTGCGCAACAGGTTCGGCAGCGCGCTCGCGCCGCCCATCGTCTGCGCCACGCTTTCGGGGCCCGACAGCAACACGCCCGTCTTGTTGGCGAACTGGTCGGCGATGGCGCGGTCCCAATCTTCCGGCGTCATGTTGGTCGTGGCGCGGCGCAGAAAGCTTTCCGGCGCGGAAATGGACTTGCCGGCGGCCGCTGCAAAATTACCGCCAACGGCGCCGGCAAGCCGTGCCGCACCCTCATAGGGCGTGCCTTCCGTAAGCTGGCCGGCCCCTTCCGAAGCGACGGCGGGCAGGATGACGTTGCCGAGCGCGCTTTCGACCGTGCGCTGCGCGATGTTCCCGACTGCGCCGGCCTTTCCCGCGATGGAACCGGGCGCGGCGAACTCGCCGATCGTGCCGGCGAACTTGCCGAGCCGGGTTTCCGGCTTGTGCAGATTTTCGTCCATCATCTCGCGAATGCGGTCTTCCATGCGGTAGGCCGGCGAAGCGTCGGCTGCGGCGGAACGTCGCGCCAGTTCCTCGTCGGACAACGGCTCCGCGCCGGCCAGATACCGAACGCCCTGCTCGCCTTTGTTGTAGAGCCAGTTCCCGCCGTGCTCGATCATGCGGCTGATGGAGATCGGCGCCATAGCAGTTTCGACAATGCCGCGCGGCACGCCGGACGCGAACGACAGGCCAGCATCGACGGCTGGCGACATCGGACCGGCGGGGCCGCCAAACGTCTCTCGCATGGCCTTCGCCATGACGTCGTCAGGAGTGCCGTCGGGGAACTCGACGATCGTGCCGTCTGGAGCCTGAATCTGCGTCATTCGATTTTCCCCGTCGCCGGGTTGTATTTCCTGACCTTGGGCGCACCATCAGCGGCCGGTGCTGGCGTAGCGACCGGATCCGCAGCGGCAGGCGCAGCCGCCGGAACGCCAGTGAAGCCCGGTGGTGGGCCGGACTGCAACGCCGCCTCGATGGCCGCCTTGCGGGCTTGCAGGCCCATGCCGCCCTCCAGCGCGTTGATCGCGACCTGTCGGCCCCATGCCTTCAGCCGCTTCGCTTCCGGCGAATCGCCGGGACGCGGCAACAGCGTCGCCTGATAGTTGGCAATCTCAGCGTCGGGCGTGGCAGCGCCCGATTCATTACGCAGGATGGCCTGCACGAAGCGCTCGCCGGCCACGCGCGCCTGCTGGTACTCGGGCGACTGCATGTAGTTGCCGGGGTTCAACGTGCCAACTGACGGCGACGCTTCCGACGCGCCCATCAGCGGGTCCGTAAGCGCATTGCCGAATTTGTCGAGGACGTCGTTCATGGCCTTGGCGGTCGAGCCGTAATTGACGAGCTTGCCCTGCGCTTCTGTCATCGGCTTGTCGCCGCCGACCTGGACGACCGTGCCGTCCGGCAGCGTCGTCGTGATTCCCGCGCCCTTCGGCGCTTCGTAAGGTTGCTGGCCGATCGCATCGAGCCGGGTCGCAATGCGAGGCCCCTCCGGGGTGACGACGCTCTCGACCGGCGTGTTGCCGAACGCGGCGGCCTGCTGCAACTCCGGCGACATGCCGCCAAGAACGGCCGCCTTCAACTCTGTCTCCGTCAGCGGCTTGTCGCGGCCCTGCGCGGCCTCGACGGCGTGCGGTACGCCGTACATGGCCGCAATGTCGGACGGTACGTCGGGGCGCACCTGGCCCTCGTTGAGCGGCTGGTACAGCTTGCCGATCTCGCTCAACTTGGTCTGGTCGATGGCGCGCGCGTTGTCGGCCGCGTTGTTCGAGCGTGACGTGGCCGCCGCCGTGTCGTAACCGTAACGCTGCGTGGCGTTGTTGGCGTCCTGGGCGTAGTAGGACTGCGTCGGGTTGTAGACCCCGGCGCCGACGCCAAGACGGTCGAACTGCGTCTGGTCGAAATCGGGCCGCTTGGCGTAATCGTAGAACTCGGCCAGACGCTTCGCGGCGGCGTTCTTCTCGTTGGCGGTGGCCCATCCCGCGGCGTCGGAACCGGACGGCGGGGCGAACAGCGCGGAGAGGTTCGACGCGGCCTGGGCGAACGCAGGGTTGTTGAAATATGCGGATCCGCGCACTGGCATCAGTTCGCTCCAAAGATGCTGTAGGCGTTGCCGGTCGTGCGCATTCCCGCCCACGGATCGGCCGACACGATAGCGGCTGGCGCCTTCGGGAATTTGTTCATGTTGCCCGTGCTCAGGCCCTTGGCGAGGCCGATGCTGCCGCCAAGCCCGAGAAGGTCGCCGAACAGCTTCATGCCGTCTCCGGCGTGGTTGGCCGTGTCGAGTTCATACGGGACGACGTTCGACGAGCCGCGCATGAAGCCGCCGATCTGGCCGATCTGGCCAGCATCGCGCGACTGCTGGCGGCCGATACCGCCGAGCAGATCGCCGAACGACCGCAACTCGCCAAGCGCCTCGCCCTGCTGCTTGCCATAGGCGTCGGCCTTGCCCCGCTGCTTCTGTTCCTCGCGTACGGTGATATTCGACCCCGACTGCGGGACCGTCATTTCCTGCGTCGCAGCGGCATTGTCGTTGGCGTTCTCGATCTTCTGGTCGGTGAAGTACTGGCCGAGTTCGGACGCCGTCTGACCCTGCTGGCCGCTGAAATCCTTGTATCGGTCCTGCGACTGCGTGTTCAGCGCGTCGGCTTCCTGCGCAAGGCCGTTCTGGCGGATGCGTTCGGCGGCGAGCACGTCGTCACGCGCCTTCTGAACCTTTCGCGCCGCAATGGAATTGGCGAGCGTCGACCCGGCGGTGAGCGCAATTCCGGCTATGGTCACGGGATCGCAGATTGTCGCCTCCTATCAGCTTACCGAGACGCGGCCGGCATTGGAGAACAGGCCGGTGTTGTAGGGCGACTTGTACGTGCCGCCGCTGGCCGCTGCGGCGCGCTCCTGCGCGGCCTGGATGCCAAGCCCGTTCGTGAAGTCGGTGAAAAGCTGGCCGAGCGGACTGTAGACGTCCGGCGCCGACAAGGCGCTCGATCGCGCCAGCGCGCCCTTGGCTGCGCCCTCCGCGTCGCCCGTGGCGTTCAGCGTCGAGATCAGATTGCCGCGTGCATCCTCGACCGAATTGCGCGCGCCCGTCTCGTAGCCAAGCGCCTTGTCGGCGACAGCCTGCTTCTGCGTGTCGTAAAGCTTCTGGAGATCGCCGAGCTTTTCGCCGCGCACGGAACTGTCGAGCAATCCGCTGCGCGCCAGAGAGAACGTCAACTGCTTGTTGGCGTCGCCATACTGATCTTCAAGCTGCGGGTTGGCGTAGTCGAGATACGCATCGCGGCGCTTGTTGAAAAAGTCGTCGTTGAAATTGCTGTCGAAGATGCTGTTGACGTTCGCGGTGCCTTCGCGAATCTTGGCCTGGCGTGCCGCTTCGTCGGCGCGGGCCTGCGCCGCCTCGTTACCGCCGTCTTTCTTGCCCATCGCCGCGTTCTTCCAAAAGCTTTTCGAGATAGACGCCAACACGCTTGAAGCCGAAGTGCTCCAAAAATGCTGCTGTTCGATCCGAGTTGAAGCTGTTGTCGTTACCGCCGTCGATCTTGGCTGCGCCTATCGATTTGCTCCAGCGCACAAGCTCTCTGACGAGAAGAACGGATGCCCGAGTTCCGCGGTGTTCCGGCGACACGTAAATTACCCGCTGCGTCGTATAATGTCCATCCCGGTAGTCGAAGGCGCAGATGTAGGCCGACGCAAAGCCAAGTATCTCGCGGCGACGCTCGACAACGAAGATCGTCGGATGCGCCTGGGTGATGCCGCGATGGAACGTGGCGCGGATTTTCTCGATGCTGTACGGCTCGCCGGGCAGCGTTTCCTCCAGGTTGGCGACGGCCATCCTGACGAAATCAGCCTCGTCATAGTCCATGGCGAGCCTAACGAACATCGTCGGCCACCCACGCGAATTGATGGAACGTCTGACCGTCCCTGCCGAAGCCCCGGAACGCCCCTTCCTCGACCATTCCGCACAGCCGGATCCAGCGGTGCGATTCCTCGTAGCCGGCGATTGAAATGCACTCGATCCGATGGATGCCGAGACCCTGGTAGTGCGGGAATAGCCGGCGCTTCGTGAAGCGTGCGATCGGCAGCGCCAGCCGGGCGAAACGTGCTGTCGCGAAGAACATCAGCGTGACGACGTTCGGGCGGCCTTCGCACATGGCGCCGACCGCGACCGGCGTGCCGTCGTCTTCGCTGAAACAGTACGTCTCGAAATTGCGGCCGTATCGCTCGACCAGGTTGTCCGCAAGCTCGGCCTTGTCGCGCGCGAAGGACACGGCCAGAAATTCTTCGGCGTCCTTCTCGCGGATATTGTCGGCCACGAAGCGGACGTGCTCGACCGTCGGCGCGTCAATCTTCATTTCTTCACGTCCCGAACGACCGATAGGGCATCGCGTATCTTCAGCAAACGCTCGATCGCCGGGGCCGTTTGAGCGGCCATCTCTGCCGCCTTGATCTCTTTCCAGTTCTCGCCATATTTCGCCCGCTGCGCCTTGACCCATGCGCTCAGAATGGCCTTAACTTCCGGTGATGGCTCAGTCTTCATCGCCGTCTGCCTGGTAATGGAGCACGCACGAGCCGAGCTTGGCGTAGCCGCCGCGCGACTTGAAGATCAGGCTAAAATGCGACGACCGACCCTGTGCGGCGATTCGCCCGTCGTTGAACGTCGTGTCGGCGACGACATCCGAGACGACGCCGATTGCGTCCTGCGCCTCCAGATTGTTCGGGTTCATCGCGACGTAGACTTTCCACTTGCCCTTCAGCGCCGCGTCGATGCCGGTCAGAGTCTTGGCCTGCCACGGCTTGTTGGCGTCAAGATAGGGAATTTGCGCGACGGCTTCCGTGTCGTCGTAGGTGAGATCGTTTCCGAGCCCGCCGTACACGTAGATCGTATTTTCGGAGCGCAGATAAACACGCCGCCCAAAGACCAGCGCGTCGTCGACGGTGAACCCCGGAAAATATTGCGACCATGCGCTTACTTTCGATCCTGGGAAGAACGAGAAAACGAAAATCCGGTCGCCCATGATCAGCCAGAAGCGGCCGTCGCGCGGCTCGATCAAGCCGATGACGTTTTGCCGCTGGTCGGCGCTCATGCCCGACAGGACTTCGACGATCAGCGTGTCGACCGGAACGCCGATGTCGTTGGTGGCCGCTGCGTTCGACGCATCGCGCGCCCGGAGCGACCGCAGCCCGCTCTCGTCGAGATAGAACAGATCCTGGTCGCCGAACTGCGTCACCGATTTCGGGCTACCCGTGCCGGTGTTGTTGAGTACCTGGGACAGCTTGTTCAACGCCGGATCGGGGTCGACGTACCAGATGAGCGTGACCGTCTCGGCGAACACCGCTACGGAGTTCTGATAGCGCGCCAGGGCGACAAGCTGCTCGGCGCCAGACGCTTCGCTCGACATGTCGATGAAGCCCGCGCCGGCATTGTCGGTCGTCCAGCCGATCGGCGTGCCGATGCCCGAAAAGTGCATGTTAGGGCCGCTGGTCGAATACTCCTTGGCGCCGATCGTCTTGACGAACTGGCCCGGCTCGAACGTGTCTTCCGCGTCCGCGCCGCCGGCCGTTACTATGCCGTCCGCCGGTGTAATGCCGAAGCCGGATGCCAGCGTGGCGACGACAACACGATTGTTGCCCGACGTGCCCGCAGTGTCGGCCAAGATTGTCACTTCATTGTCGACGGCGACGGCCTCGTACTCGGGATCGGTGGTCGCGGTGTTTATCGACGTGGCGATGGCTTCCGCCGTGTCGGCGTTGCTCGTCGCCCACGTCACGGTCCCGTTAAGGACTTCCACGCCGTCGACAGTGATCGACGTGACGGACGACGTGCCGTCGCCAGCGGTCACTCGAAACGACGCGCTGGCGCGACCGTCGAACCAGTCTTCGACGCGCGCGCCGTCATAGAAATGGTGGATGCTGCCGTCGGAGAACACGCCGACCGCGTAAATCTTGCCGCTGTAAAGGTCGAAGGACGGCACGTTGATCAGGATCGGCGTGCCGTCGGGATGCTGGAGCCGCTGGTAGGAGACGCCTGACGGTAGGTCGGGTTCCGCGTCGCTGCCGAACACGACAAGGCCGGTGCGCATATAGGCAAGGCCGACCGTCCCAGCCGGAAGCACGTAGCCTTCGACGAATGCTGCGCGCGTCTCGAACTCGCCGCCGCGCGTGATATGGCCGTTGCTGGCCTGGATCAACACGCCGCCCGGTGTGGTTTCCGGCATACGCCGGGTATCCAGGCCACCGGTAAATTCGCGGACCCAAATTTCCCCCATCGGTCAGGTTCCGGCGGGACGGTACTGCGTGATGACGATTTCGCGGGGCTTCGGAACCTCGCCGATGCCGAACATGCGGAACTGCCGGCGCGGCGTCAGCCGGCCGCGCAACTTGGCGTAGCGCGAGTTCGACGCATCCAGCTTCAGCTTGGCGTCCTTGGCGCCGGTCGCCGCCAGCATCTGCGCGGCGCAGTAGCCGACCAGCATCACGTCATCGAGATCAGCGCGGTCGGCGTCGGCAACGAGCGGGTTCAGATTGCGGATCCCGGTGAACTTGATGTAGCCGTCGCGCGTCGTGTCGTCGGCGTTGATGTCGGAAATCGGCCAGATTTCGACATCTTCGCCCTCGTGGATTTTCCACCGGCGCGGCGGCCAACTGCGTTCGTCGAGATCGCTGTTCCATGCGGCGTAATGCTCGCCGTCGATGCCCGGCAGCAACTGCCGCCAGCAACCGTCGGTGAAAATCTCGATCCGCTCGATGCGGTCGATGCTCATGCCCGCGGGCGTCTCGTAATAGCGCTGCCCCGCTTGAACTTTCACCTGACGCTCGACGCGCAGGTGCGGCCAGTCGAAGTCTTCCCACAGGCGCTGTTGCTCGCGCTGTAGCATGTTGACCTGAGAGGACCGGTTCTGCGCGTTGTGCGCGGGATTGAGCGACAGGCGGGCTTCGGCGCGCAGGTCGTCCAGCAGCTTTACGAGCGTGGTCCCGCGCGCCATGGTCTACCCTCAGTCGAACAGCTTGTCTTCCGCCGCCAGCTTCGCCTCGATGTCTTCAGGCGATTCCGCGTCGTCGTGATCGGCCTTCTTGCCCTTCGCGCCCTTGGCGGGCTTCTCGGCCTTTGCGACTGGCTTGGGCTTCACACGGCTCTCGGCCTTGTAGAACTCGTCGGGAATGTCGAGTTCATTGAGCGTCTGGTAGGCCCGCGCGGCGGCGCCGGGGAACAGGCTCGCAACGACGGCCTCGTCACTACCGCTGACGCCGGGGCGCTTGGCGCGGCCGTAAATCTCGTGCAACCGCGCGACTTCGGCGCGGTCGGTGCGCTCGACATCGTCGGTCGGCTCAATGTCCGTGACCGACGACGGGCCGTGAATGGCCCGCAGAACGGCGATTTCCGATGCGGTGATGCCGTACTTCGGAACCGTGGTCCCACTGTCGCCGCCGAGTTCGAGCATGACGTTTGCAGTCTGCATAGGGTCGTCTCCTGTTGAGAACTATGCGGCGGGGCCGAAACCCCGCCGGGGTCGTTATTACGAGAGCGCGACGGAGCCGACGTTCGCGATGACCTGGCCGCGCCCGGCGCTGTCGAACTGGACGACCAGGAACTCGTCGCGGGCGTTCAGCGTCGCGATGGTGTTCGTGCCGTTGAACGTACCGCCGGTGAGCGTCAGCGTGTGCGCGGCGGTGCCGGTGGCCGACGTATCCTTGACGGTCAGGATCGTGTTCGGGACGACGGTGTAGGTGGCCGCGACCACGACGGAGGCGTGGTTCAGTTCGACGACCTGCGTGCCGGCGGGAACCGCACCGGAGGCGGTCAGTTCCAGCACACGGAGCGTCGGGCCCTGCGCCTGGCCCTGGTCGGAGCCGACTGTCAGGTTGTAGGAACCGTTGCGCGGCGTGGTGCCGAGCGACAGGCGCAGCGTGGCGCCAGCCGGCCACGTCAAGCCGGACAGGTTGGTGATGGTGATCGTCGACGCGCCGTAGCTGACCGAAAAGCCGGGGTCGGCCTGTTCGAACGTGCCGCCTGCGCCGTCGTTGATCGTGAGATCGCCGCCGGTGCTGCCGGTCAGCGAAAGCTTGGTCTGGCCGGTCGGATACGCGACCGCGACGGTGGCGTCGTCGGCCACGTCGGAAGCGAGGGTGTGGGTGATTACGCCGAGAGAGCTCATGTTCGTTTCTCCAAAGGAGTGCGGGAATGACGGGGCGGCTCAGCGCCCCGTCTCACCGATCAGTTGATCTCGTAGACGCCCGACGTGTTGAGCTGGCGGGCGACCATCACTCCGGTCATGGAGATGCCGTTGTATATGACCATGCGGTCGGACGGCCGAGCCGGGTTGTGCTTCTTGTACTTCTGCCCGTCGGCGTAGAGCAGGCGCAGGCCGCGCTTGCCCATGTCGATCGCGTAGCAGAACTTCGACTTGCCGAGATCGTCCATCGTCGGATCCCACTCCAGCGGCAGGCCGCCGTGCTTGGGGTCTTTCATGGAACCGTCGGGCACCTGGCCGGTCCAGCCCGTCTGACTGTAATAGCCGTTGCCACGAAGCTCGGCCTTGTAGGCGTCGATGAAGTCGGAACCGCAGAAGTAGCGGACCTTCGTCTGGCCGTTTGCGTACTTCGAACGACGGCGAGCCGCGGTGTCCATCGCCGTGATCAGCGCGCCGCCGCCCGTGGCGGACGACGTGATCTTGTTCAGGCCGCCGGCGCCGTTGGCCGCAGCGGTCATCGCGTCGTTCCGCCACCAGGTGTTCGCCACGCGGTTGATGCCGCCGGTGGTCCCGGTGAACGGGTTTTCGAGGATGAACGCCTTGATGCCCGCGAGAGCCTTGACGTCGGACGAACCGTCGTCGTGGATCAGGCGATCCAACGAAAAGTTGTAGTCGGCGCCGAGCTTTTCGTTCTTCTCGTCGAAGATGTTGGCGAGCGCCTGGGCTTCACGTCCAGACATTTCGCGGGTCGTCTGCTTCGAACCGTTCTCGACGACGTCGATGCCGTCTGTCTTCAGTTCGGTCATGGTAACGACCATGCCGATATAGTGCTCCTTCCACGGCAT